ATATTGCCGAGCAGATGACGGTTGGCACAATCCCCACGGAAGGCCAAACCCCTGCCGGTCAGGCGTTTCGCAATATTGGCCGGGACGTCGTGCGCGGGGCGCAGTATCTGCCTTATGACTTGCTTGGCGCACCAGTAGACATCATCAACATGGGGCTTACGCCCTTTGGCTTGGGCAGTCAAAGGCCCGTCGGTGGCAGTGAGTACCTAATTGAGAAAGCCAGACAGGCCGGTATCGCTGATCAGCCCACGGGTTCGGCAGCAGAGACCGCAACCCGTATCGGCATGGGTTTCGTGAACCCTGCTGCGGTGGCCAGGCAGATTCCTAAGGGTATCGCGGCACTGGAAAAAGGCGTGGAAAGCATGACGCTACCGGCCTTCCGGCAAATCACCGGCAACCCCAACGCCACTCGTGAAGAGATGATGGACTTCGTGCTTAACCAAAGAAACATCATGCAAGCCGGTGCGCCCGCTGCAGTAAAACCAAGTGGTGGTGCTGTGCAATCTCAAGAGATGACTAATGCATTGTCCAAAACGGCTGAACTGGATTTAGGTATTGAAGGCCAAAAGCTTGAAGATATTTTGGATTGGATTGATACCAAAGCCAAGACTTATTATGAACGGCAGTATGGCTCTCCAAGCGATCCGCTATTTAAAGCTTTTGAAAAAGAAGAATTCATGCCCACTTTTAATCCTCCGAAAGGATCAGCTAGACACAATTTTTATGGCATAGATTTAGAGTCAGCTATGCAAGATATTAGTGAAGCTCGTAGGCTTATTCAATCAAATAATCCCGTAGAACAAAACATTGGAAGAGAACTTCTTAGTAAAACCTATGATTACTCCACCCCAATTGTGGCTCGATATGGAGTAAAAACAATTCAAAATCGTTTAATGAATCCTCGTTACCGCGACGAAATTAAACAATACCTATCTGAAGAATTAAACCTTGGTCCAAAAGAGCTAACCCCAAAAGGGCGGCTAGATTTTGATAAAGCAATGGATGCTTCTTTTGATGAGTTTGTAAAAACAGGAAACGTGCCCGATAACGCTCTTTTTACAAAAAATAATTTATTAGGGGCTGCAACAGAAAATTTAGTAGACGATATTGCTAATAAAATTGATGTTCAAAAGGGAATACCTGCTTACGGTACTATGTCGCGAAGAAATTTCATCTACGATCCCCGTTTTCCTGATTGGACTGCAACACAATCTGATTTACAGGCAGTCAAATATGGCGATCCCGTGTATTTCATTCCAGGAAAAGCTGAAGAAACCCATGTGGATATGCGCAACCTTCTTGGTTACATGAATAGAACTCCATCTGAGGAATGGAAAAATACTTCTTTTGCGGATTTAGTCGTCAAAGCTCAAAAAGACTATGCCAACATTACAGATCCTCAAGAAATCTATAAACGGATAGATAACTATCAAAAAGTAACTCCAAAACAACGTCTTATTGGAACAAGTGAATTTATGCCTGTGCAATCTGAAACACTTGGAAAAGGCGCTAGTTGGAGAGAACTTGATGAAAATGGAATGATGATTGAGGGGCGGTTGCTAAAGCATTGTTTAAGTGAAGATGAGAAGTATGTTAATTTTTACAAAAACGGTACTTCTAGGTTTTTTGCTTTGCGGGACAATGATGGTAAATCGCACGCAACCATTCAAATTGATCGTCTTGGAATGACTGGCGATGGTCCGTTTGCCAATGTGCGTCAAATTAAGGGCTGGAAAAACGATTCCGTCGGAAAAAAATACGACAAAGAAATAATGAATTTCTTGAATCGATTTGAGGCCCAAGAAGCCAAAGTTCCTCTACGCTTTACCGAAGATTCAGGCTACTTGCCGCCGTCCCTTGGAGAAAATCTAAGGGTAAGGTCTATTGAGGGCGACAGCCCATTCATTTTAAGGCAAGTAGAGTTTTTGAGAAATCTTGATCGGGAACTAATCGCTCAAAATAAAGTTACTCCAGAAGATTTGGGTGACTTCAACTATATTTTGGAGAGACTGCGTAATATGACTAATCCAGTAATGCAAGAAGCGTTTTTTAATACGTTTATTAACGAATTTGCTGACGGCATTGGAATGACATTACGCGAAGTTTACAGACTCGGTGGACGACCCATTGGCCGGTTGGAAGAACCGCAGCCCGTTTGGCAAAACCCACCACAAAATCGTGCCAAGGGCGGCATGGTAGATAAACCACTTTACGATCGGGCAGCATAATGGCCAAGAAAAAGAAACCGAATAACATTGAAAAAGCGCTTGGCGCCATAGGCGAAGAGCAGATGCTCGCGCCCGAAGTGGACGTGGAAATTGAAGAAGATGAGGGTCCTGATGAGGACGAGGGCGTAAGTGTTGAGATTGGCGCTGACGGCAGTGCGACCATTACGATGGGTGAAGAGGAAGACGAAGAAAAAGAAACCAAGCACTACGAAAACCTCGCCAAATATTTGGACGACTCAGATCTAGCCAACATCGGCTCCGAGATCCTTGAATATTTTGACGCTGACATAGCCTCGCGTGAGGAGTGGGAACGGACGTACGCAGAGGGGTTTAAGAGCCTTGGCTTTCAATACGAAGTACGGACCAAGCCATTTCGTGGTGCATCCGGTGTGGCAGTGCCCCTTCTGACTGAGTCGATTACTCAGTTTTCTGCCCAGGCCATGAAGGAACTCATGCCCCCGGGCGGGCCCGTGCGCACGACCGTAATCGGTGCAAGTAATCGTCGCCGTGAAGCACAAGCCCAACGTGTAAAAGATTACATGAACTACCAGATCACCACGGTCATGAAGGAATACACTCCTGACTATGATCAGATGCTGTGGTACGTGGGCTATGGTGGGTCAGCCTTTAAGAAGGTCTACTTTGACAAGGCTAAAAAGCGCTGTGTGTCGCCCTTCATTACGCCCAATAACTTTGTGATGCCCTACCATGGTTCAAGCAATCCTTGGGAAAATGAGCGCTGCATTCAAGTGGTGCCTATGTCTGCCAATGAACTACGCAAGGCGCAGGTGGCGGGCGTTTATCTGGATACTTCGATGGAAGAGGCGCCAGTTACGCCTCGCGAAACTCCAATCTCGGATGCAGAAGATCGTGTATCTGGCCAGACGCCGGGCTACATGGATGAAGAATATACGCTCTTAGAAGCGCATATTTTGTATGATGTTCCAGGCTTCGAGGACAAGGACGGAATCAAAAAGCCATACATCATCACTGTTGATAAAGACAGCGGTAAGGTATTGGCCATCTACCGCAACTGGCGCGAGGACGATGAAACTTGTTGCCCGGAGCAATACTATGTTCATTACATGTTCCTTCCTGGCCCTGGATGTATGGGCTATGGCCTTGTACATCTCATCGGTAATCTCAACCGGGCAGCTACTTCCGCTTTAAGACAACTGCTGGATGCCGGAACGCTGGCTAATCTGCCTGCCGGATTTAAAGCCCGTGGACTGCGAATTGCAGACGACGACAACCCGCTGCAACCAGGCGAGTGGAGAGACATCGATGCGGGTGGCGCGGACCTGGCGTCTTCGTTACTGCCCCTGCCATACAAAGAGCCCAGCCAGACGCTGTATACCCTGATGGGATTCTGTATTGACTCTGGCCGCAGGCTTGCCAGCATTGCTGACATGCAGGTGGGCGACGGTAACCAACAAGCTGCAGTGGGAACAACAATAGCGTTGTTAGAAAAGGGTGCCAATGTTATGTCGGGCATCCACAAGCGGCTGCACTATGCACAGAAGCTTGAGTTTGAATTACTTGCCAACTGCATGGCAAAGCACTTGCCGGACGAGTACCCCTACGAGGTGGAGGGCGGTGATAAGAAAGTCTTTAAAGAGGACTTTGATGAGCGCATCGACATCCTGCCGGTGGCCGATCCCAACGTGCATTCCTCTGCCCAACGCATCATGATGGCCCAGACCCAGTTACAACTGGCTCAGTCTGCCCCGCAGATGCACAACCTGTATGAAGCTTATCGTCGGATGTACGAAGCCATTGGTGTTCGGGACATTGACATGATCCTGAACTACGACGATACCCAAGAGCCAAAGCCAAAGGATCCGGCAACCGAAAACGCTGATGCTATTGACGGCAAGAAATTAAAAGCTTTTGCTGGTCAGCAGCATGACGCTCATATCGTGAGCCACATGCTCCAGGGCATGAGCCCAATCGTTCAGGGTAATCCCTTAGCTGCCACAGTTTTGACAAAGCACGTACTTGAGCATGTACGGATTAAAGCCGAAGAGCAGGTTGAGGCACAGATCTTTGCCGAGTATGGCCCAGAGAATAAAGGTGTTGTATCTGACATCCAGAAAGAGGCCATGGTGGCAATGCTTGTGGCCCAAGGCATGGGTGAGTTACGTCAATTGTCTAGCCAACTGTCCGGCGAAGGCCAACCCGATCCGTTGATCAAGCTCAAAGAGCAGGAACTGGCCCAGCGGGCGCAGGCGGACCAGGCCCGTATGCAGATGGATCAGCAGAAACTTGGTCTGCAAACCCAAGAATTGCAACAAAAAGCGGCAACTGATGCAGCACGTATCGCCTCTCAGGAGGGGATCGCTGACCAGAAGGCCGATTTAACCTTAATGCGACTTCAACAAATGGGAGCACAAAATGCCGCTCAAAAAAGGCAGTAGTCAAAAAACAATAAGCGGAAACATCTCCGAGATGGTCCGCAAGTATAAAAAGTCTGGGTCCATCGGCACCAGCAAACCTGCCAGCAAA